CACTCAAGAAAGCACCGACACCAACGCCTGCCAACATTCCAAACAGGAACGCCTTGTCAATTTCAGTCATATTTGTACACCTCCTCAGTCACACGTACTGCCCAGATCGTAGCGGACGAAATATGCCCCGTTCTCCTCGATGGCGATCGGGCAGTACACGCCGTAGCCGTACAGCTCTGCCGCATCGAAGATATCCCGCCGGTCAGCCTCCGGAATGATGCGGTTATTGGCAATCGCCCGTTCATACTGTTCGCGCGTGATCGGCTTTCTGTGCTGTGTCATCATGTTTCTTCACCCCGTTCCCAGTCGGTCTGATGCATCCGCTGTTCCTCGACCTCCTTTGCGTGCTCATGGCAGAACGCCGCTTTCGGCAGGTCATTGTCCGCAGAGAACACATCGCCGTATCCATCATTCACGCGCAGATACAGCCCGTGCTTGTTTCTGACGTAGTAGAGGCCGGACGACCAGTGCCGATGCCAGCCCATGATATGCAGGCAGATTGCGCAGCAGCCCTGCCCTTCACCGTTTACACATTCGATCATGTTTCAAACCTCCTCAATCCGGATCCATATTCCCGGAATCTCCGCCCAGAATTTTTCGGTGATCTCCGAACAGACAAGTGCATCATCCTTCCAGAATCCGCACTTTGTCATGCAGTCTTTCAGCAGCTTTTGCAGATTGTCCGTGTCAGGTCTCGTGGTGCGGTATGTCCCTGTCTGATGGTCTCCTCTCGGAAAGCACCACTTCACCGTCAGCCGCACACCGCATGTAAACGGCTGTTCCGGTTTATGCTCTGCGAGATACGCTGTCAGCTTTGATTTTGCGGATTTGATTTCCGATGTATCATAGACAATCGGTTTCCCGTTCCGCACTGCAATCTTGTGTTCCTGTGCAGTCACGGTCGGCGGCACCATCGGCATAAAAAACTGAATCAATTTTCACACATTCCTTTCGCGCCCTGTGAATGAGAAGGTATCCACCGCAGGGCGGCTTGCTTTGTCAGCCGCCTGCGGTTGTACCTCATTCACATTGCATTTTTGCACCGCAAATATTTCTATATATTATATAGCCACTTGCGGCAGGTTTTTGCGGTAGGCTTAAAACGATTAACTTATGTTTTCCTCGTGATCGTTCCATCATGAAGAATCAGGTCACTGCACTTTTTCAGGCGTCGTTCTACGGTGTCTCTGCTGACTCCCAGAAATTCCGCCATATCCTGCACAGTCATGGAACCGTCAAACGCGCACGAATCAAACGTATTGACCAGCTCTGCGGATTTGTCCGTCGCATCTGCCTTTGCAAGCTGAGACTGGCGCTTGTGACCGTTCTTTACGCCGCGCTGCCGCGGTGTCAGATCGGTGTCAGACTGCAAATCTTTCAGGATGCCTACCCCGTCAACCTCATGCATCGGATACCGGAACCACACGTTCTTCGGCGGGAACTTCGGAAATTCGCGGAGCGTGCCTTCAATGCGCCATGCGGACATTTGCATGATGTATTCGTCAGATGCGTGAACCGCCGCCGCACACTGCTGGTACTGCTCGTTGTTGAAGGTGTCGCGGCAAATCTGCATTGCGGCATTGCGGTTCAGCAGATCGTCCTGCGGTGCGGTGTGCAGCACATTCGGCGACAGCCTGCCGAGAAACTGCTTTGCGATCTCACACGCGGCGCGGTTCTGCTCCTGCTTGATGATATCTTCCGTCAGGTCAAGTTCGATCATGTCAAGGAGTGCGTCCGGATCGCGTGCGAACACGCCGGAACCGGATGCTCTGTCCATAGACCGCTTGCTGCCCTGTCCGCCCTTACTGTGATGGTGACAGTAAATGACCGCGCAGCCGAGCTCCGTGCAGACCTTGTCGAACTGATTGCAGAAATGCGCCATCTGGTCAGCGGAATTTTCGTCGCCGGTGATAACCTTGTAAATCGGATCAATAATCACCGCGATGTAATTGCCCTTTTTCGCACGGCGAATCAGCTTCGGTGCGAGCTTGTCCATCGGCTCTGTCACACCGCGCAGATTCCAGATATCAATGCTCCGGATATTCTGCGGCGGAATATTGAGCGCCGTATACACATCGCGGAACCGGTGCAGGCAGGACGCTCTGTCAAGCTCCAGATTGACGTACAGCACACGCCCCTTTGCACACTGCCAGCCGAGCCATGTTCTCCCCTCGGCAATTGCAATGCACATTTCAATCAGTGCGTAGGATTTGCCGGCTTTGGACGGCCCGGCGATCAGCATTTTATGCCCCTGTCTGAGTACGCCTTCGATCAGCGGGGGTGCGAGCTCCGGCAGATGTTCCCATGCATCCGCCATGCTCTCAAAATCCGGCAGATCGTCGGTGATGCTCTCCACGTAGTCCTTCCATTCCGCCCACGATGCAAAGCCCGTGTTCGTTTCGATGAGAAACTGCTTGCGCCCCTTGCGGATCACGCCCGGCATACGGGACAGCCGCGACGGGTTGCGGTTCTGCCGGTCAACTTTTAGCCCGTTTTTATCGCAGACGGAGTACAGGAAGTCAACGCGCTTGCGGTATTCGTCATAGCTTCCGGCATCGACACGAACAATTGCGTGCAGCGACTTGCCGCCGGAATAGACAAGTGCGGCAATCGGCAGTTTCAGATCATGCATGATGCCGTTCTGCTGTTCCACCGGAATTGCATCCGATTCGACAAGCGCATAGCGAAATTCCGTCACGTTCTCATTCTTCGCGCCGCGCCCGTCCAGAGGATTAAACCGGATCCACGCGCCGCATTCGGGATTTGTGTCGCCGAATACTTTGGTGATATCACCGCCGTACTGCCGAAGCTCCGCAATCAGTTCGCCCGCGGTTCTGTCCCAACATCCGGCAGTCGGCAGATATTTCCCGTCACGGTTCTGCCAGCATTCTGTTACATAGCCGACATTGTCACCGGTTTCAAACAGCGTTTCCAGATAGCGCGAAATCTGTTCCGCGGGATTCCAGTTTTCAGGCTCCGGAATCGGCAGAGCGGTGGTCTGCTCCGGTGAAGTGACCACATAATCCGCGTTGATTTCGTCGTCCCAGTCCAGTGCGTGACCGCTGCCGTGTTCGCGGTGCGGCTGATAGCCGTTTTCCAGCGCCATGTGAACGATTGTGCCTGCCGTGACCGGTGCCGATGCGCCGTTGAAGCTATGCCATTTTTTCTCGCATTCTCCGGCGTGATACCGCGCACCGTCACGGGCAGACCATGCATCCCAGACAGACACCGGATAGCCTGCATCTTTCAGCGCCATGCCCACATTGCACCATTCCTGATAACTCAGATTTGACGGATCAATGTAGTCAAGCAATTCATCGAGATTGTCATTCTTATGTTCCATACACCGCCACCGGTACATATTCCCGCGGGTTCACGCCGGGCGGCACTCTGCGCCATCCCTGCGCCGCGATCCGCGCAATCATGTTGTTTGCCTGTTCAAAGCTCCATGCGCCGACATTCTGAAAGCCGTAGCGTTCGAGCCTTGCAATCTGCTTTGCGGTGGAAAGCCCCTCCGCCTGCCGCTGACACGCCGTCCGGAGCACCTGCTCCGCCATGCCTGCGGATTGCACCGCATTCGGATCAATGCCCCGTGCTTCCAGTGCCTCCATCTGTGCCTGTGAAGGCGGCTGGCATTCCCAGCCGAACGCAGGCTCATAGTTTATCAGATTCCTGTTATGCACTGAAACCGCGAATTCGAGCGGATCCACAAGATTCCGCTTGCGCGTCTTGTACTTCTCAAACTGCTTTGTCAGGGCTTCTTCGCGTTTCTGTACGGTCTCTGATTCTGCGGTTTCTGCCGCTTCTGTGATATCCTCCGGACAGCCCGCGTGACTGTTCATGTTCTCGGTCATCTGTTTTGCGGCTTCCTCGCTGTCACAGATCAGATGTGCCGGTCTGCACAGCTCGTGGCGCTCCGTGTGCCACAGAAAATCCAGCAATAACAGGTGGTCTTTGCCCTCGCAGAGCCGTGTGCCGCGCCCCACCATCTGACAGTATAATGACCGCACCTTTGTCGGGCGCAGAACGATCACACAATCGACGGACGGGCAGTCCCAGCCTTCGGTCAATAACATCGAATTGCACAGGACATTGTATTTTCCGGCTTCAAAATCGCTTAATACTTCCGCACGGTCTTCGCTGTTTCCGTTGACCTCCGCCGCATGAAATCCGGCAGATTTCAGAATATCGCAGAATTTCTGTGACGTTGCGATCAGCGGCAGAAATACCACAGTTTTCCGGTTCGCACAGTATTTTTTCATTTCCTCGGCGATCTGTTCCAGATACGGATCGAGCGCCGTGCCGATCTCGCCGGGCTTGAAATCACCTGCGGAAACGCCGACCTTTGAGATATCCAGCTTCAGCGGAATGGTCAATGCCCTGATCGGGCAAAGATACCCTTCTTTGATTGCCTGCGGCAAAGTGTATTCATATGCAAGTGTCTGGAACACAGTGCCGATTTCCTTCATATCGCCGCGGTCTGGCGTTGCCGTGACGCCGAGAATGTGCGCATCCGGGAAATGCTTCAATACACGCTGATAGCTGTCTGAAACCGCGTGGTGCGCTTCGTCAATGATGATGTGCGTGAAATAATCTGCGGGAAATCGTTCAAGGCGTTTCTCGCTCATCATCGACTGCACCGAGCCGACCGTGATGCGGAACCATGATCCGATTGCCGTCTGCTCTGCTTTCTCAACGGCGCATCCAAGCCCCGTGACTTTTCCGATCTTGTCCTGTGCCTGATCGAGCAGCTCGCCGCGGTGTGCAAGGATGAGGACGCGTCCGGACATCCGGACGCATTCCTCGGCTGTTTTTGCGAACACGATGGTCTTGCCGCAGCCGGTCGGAAGAACAAGCAGTGTCGATTTGACAAGCTCCCATTCTCTGAAAATGGCTTCCTTTGCCGCCTGTTGATACGGTCGCAGATCCATCAGTAAATGCCGCCTCCGTTCCATGCTCCCTGCTGCGGGTTATAGCCGCCCTGTGCAGGCTGATAGCCCTGATTCTGCGGTGCATAGTTCTGCGCAGGCGGATTGTATCCCTGATTCTGCGGCGGTGCAATCGGTTCCAGATTCGGCTGGTTCCAGATCGGATACAGCTTTTTCAGATCGTTTGTCTCGCGCTCGTCGCCGTCATTGTTCTTGTACTTGCGCGGTGCGACATGGCACACGCCGCGTCTGCCGATCAGATCATTGCCCCAGTGCATCCGCACGCGCTGACCTCCTTTTTCTGCAAATCCGATCGCCGAGAAAAACTCCGTCATTTTGCGCCGTGCCCAGTCCAGATCAATCAGCAGATAGTTTTCCGTGATGTAGGTGTCGCCCTGCTGTGCGTGAACGCAGAATGTCACGATTGCCTTATTGCACGGCGGCACCTTCTCGCTGCCGCTGTGACGCGCCTTTTCCAGCTTCGTGATCTCAAATGCATAGTCGCCTTCCGGAAGCAGCACGAAGCTGCTTTCCTGTGCCTCGAAATCGTCATCCCATCCGAGCGCGTTTCCGTTCTGTGCAGGCTGCTGGTAATTATTCTGCTGATATCCGCCGCCCTGATAACCGTTATTCTGATAACCGTTCTGCTGATAGCCGTTATTCTGATACATTGTTCAAATCCTCCTTCTTAAAACGGGACATAATCCTTGCAATTTGCCTTCACCGCATCCATCACCTGCGGCCAGTTCGCTGTGAGATAATCCATGTAATCCGGCGGGTAATTCTTCATCGGCATTCCTGCCGGGAAATACCGCCAGACCGCCGCGCTGACCGTTTCGATATGTGCCGGGAGCACCTTGTTTGCCTGCATCAGATTGACAAGCGCATCCGGAATGCCGGTATAATCTGCGGTCATCTGCTCGATTGTCTCAAAGCCCGGCGGAATCTCCGGCGCGGGATTCTGTGCAGGCGGCGGTGCCGGCTGAACAGGCGCAGGCGTGATCGTTTCCACCGGAATCTGCATCTGCTGTGCGCGTCCGATCATCTGCTCTGCCGGTGCGAACAGATGCGCAATTGCACCGTAGTCAAGCGGCATCATATCCGGAAGACCGAAACGGTTCTTTGCGTCCCACCATGCCGATTTTGTCGCGTACATCACACGCTGCACCGATGTCGCCTTGTGAACCTTGCCTTTGTCATCTGCCGCCATGATCTGCGTCTTGAATGCAAGAAACAGCGTCATGTCAGACCATTCTTTCAGCAGCGGCGCGATCTTGTTGGTGGTCTTGTTGCCGAGCTTTAATTCCCAGTGATCGTATTCATCCATTTCCTCCGGCAATGTGGTCTTGCGCGAAATAGCATGGCAGATCAGAATCACATGAATTCCGGCTTTGATGAGCTTGTTCGTATTTTCAAGGAACCGTGCAATCAGCTCGCTTTCAAACTGCCAGCCCCTGCCGTAGCCGAATCCCTCAATGCCCTTGACATTGTGCTCCGCACAAATCGCCTGAATTGCAAGCGATTCCGCCCAGTCAAATGTGTCGATCGCAACTGCCTTGTAACCATTCGCGGCGTAATTTTGCAGAATAAACTCCATCTCGTCACAGAGCATCGCCCACGAATCCGGCGGGGGCAGTCTGCGCACGTTCATTTTGTTGGTGCTGCCCTCACAGTCAATGAACACGATGCCGGGGATATTCGCCGCAAGCGACGATTTTCCGACGCCCTCCTGCCCGTACAGCACCGCCTTGATGCCGCTGCCGTACTGGATGCCGCTGATCTCCTCAAATACTGCCATTGATTATACTCCTTTCGGCTGATATGGTCTGAATCCCGCTGCCGGCTGATACGGAACAGGCGGCGGTGCCTGATTTGGCGCGGGTGTATTCTGCGCCCATCCGTCCTCAATGATGATGCTGCATTCGTCACCGGTGCTGACGCGGGTTGCAATTGCCTGTAAGCCCTCGGCTTCGAGCCATGTGCCGAAGTCACTGAGCATCTGCATATCCATCTGTTCCAGCTTATCCAGCAGCACGAAGCCGCACTGCGGATTGAGCTTGCGGACGATTGCCGTTGCAACTCTGAGCTGTTCGCTGCCGCTCATGCAGTCCCACGCCTTGCCGTTGTAAAGCAGCTTGCCGCCCTCAACCGAAAGCCCCGGCAAAGGCAGGTCTGCGCCGTTCAGCAGAGTGCGACGGTCAGCACGGATTTTCTCAATCTGCGCGGTCAGATCACCGTATTGCTTTTCATAGTCAGCCGCTTCCTGCTCCGCTGCGGCCTTGCGCTGATTGTCGCGGATCTTTGCATTCACGCGGTCAATATCCGCGATATTCTGTTCCAGTTCCGCGGTGGATTCCATCTGTAATTCCTCCGGCGAACGCTCCGCATACTTTGCTTTTCCCTGCCAGTCTGCAAGCTGTTGTTTCAGTTCTGCAAGATGCTGTTCGGTGCGCTGAATTTCGGCGGTCACGGAATCAATTGCAAGGGAAATGCTCTGCATCTCATGCTGCCACTGCTGACGCTGTCCGTTCCGCGCAAGGATCGCCTGCTGCTGTGCAATCAGATCAGCCGCTGAAACAGGCTCCTCCGGCAGGTTTTCCCATTTCGGCAGCTCGGCAGCGAATTTCTCCTTCTGTGACTGGATTTGTCCGATTGCGGTGCGCTGATCGTACAGCCGCTTTTCTTCCTGCTCCATCTGCGTGAGCTGATCGCCGACACCGATGATGCGCAGGAGCGTGTCCGCCTTGTCGCGGTCAGATGCCTGCATGAATTTCGGCAGATCAAGCGCCAGCTCTGAGAGAAAGCCATCAAGCAGCTTCTGTCCGGCGCGGTTGCCCTGCGGATCAATGACCTTGAGGGCGGCATTCTTGCCCTTGCGCTCGACAACAAGCCCGTTTGAGAGCGTGCAGCGGAGCATCGGTTCCGTGAGTGCGCCTTCGCGCTGTGCATTGCTCGGCTGATACTTGTTGCCGCCCAGAAGCCAGCAGATGGCATCCAGCACGGACGTTTTGCCCTGGTTGTTGTTCCCGCCGATGATCGTCAGGCCATTCGCGGCAGGGCTGAGCTGCACCGCACGGATGCGCTTGACGTTTTCCAGTTCCAGTGTGTTGATTTTCACAGGCATTTTCATTCCTCCTCAATAGATTTGACTGCATTTTCCAGTGTCAGCCGGAAATTCTCCTCGAAATAATCATGGTTTTTGTCTGACCGGTTTGTCCGGATGAAACGGCACAGATTTTCCAGCGCGGTTGTAACAGACCGCAGATAGGCATTATAAACCGCCTTTGTGTCCTGCCGGTAGATCGGCTCGACGTTCATCGGAAGCTGCATATCGGGCTTCTCCGCGAGCTTTTCGCGCAGCGCTGCAATTTCCGCTTTCAGGCGCTCGATTTCCTCGGTGCGGTCAACGACGGCGACATCCTGCGGCTTGCTTTCCAGTTCCTTGATCTGTGCCTCCAGACGGCGCACCTGTTCCTGTTTCTTCTCCATCAGCCCGACGAGCGTCAGGCGGTTGCGCTCCTTTGCTTCCTCGGCTTCTTTTGCCTCTTCCTTTGCGCCCTGCGCCTCATCATACCACTTCTGCGCCCGTTCCTCGGCATCCGCGCGGGCTTTCTCGGTGTCCGCATTCTGGGACTGCAAGGCGGCAATCTGCGCCTTTAATTCGCGGACGGTGGTGCTTTCGAGGTCAACGGTCTGGGTGAGCTCTTCGCGCTGGTCGTCGGTCAGGGCGGTGAGAAGTGTCAGCTTGGTCATTCCAATTTGTGACATTGATGTCACAAAATCCGGCGGGAGCGTTTCGAGAATCGTAATGAATCTGTATGCGTGGCGGCGACCGATTCCAGCCCCATTCTCGCAGTATTCCTCAAAATTCTGATAGCCGAGTTCCCTGTACAGCTTGCCGTCGCGCATCTGTTTGAGCGCACTGCACATATCGTAAAGGTTCTGCTGGATCGCCTGCATACTCGTGTGAATCTTCACATTGAGATTGTAGGCGGTTGTGTACTGCTCCGTCACCGCAAGATTTGCGTCGGCAGGCGGGGTTCTTTGTTCGGTTACAATCATTTCGGGTTCCTCCGTTCTGAGTGCATAGAATTTGCCGTCATCGGCAGAATTCGCGTAGTTGTTGCCGTTATACTGGTAAATTATCCGGCTGTCATCGCCGCTGAACTGATACACCCAGCACACGCGGAACGCCTGCTGCGATTCCGTGCTGATATCGCGTGCAATCAGCTTTCCGCACATCCCGTGCAGTGCATCCCACGAAAGCGGCACCGGCTCGACATCATCCGCCGTGATGTAATCGCCGCGCACATACTTCACCGCGCCCGCCGCCTTCAATGCCTGTTCGATGTGCAGCATGGTTCTGGTCGGGAAATCCCGCACGGAATCCGGTAGATACAGCCGTTCCAGCAGTTCTTCCACCGTGTTGATGCCCCGTCCTCTTAACTTGGTTGTATGTCCGGACATCGAGATCCAGTTCTTCGATCTGCATTCCTACCTCCTAAACAATCCAGTAAACATCATCCAGTGCGTCACACTGACGCTCTAATGCGTAATACTTGTCGCCACAGATGCGGCAGCCGTCATCGCACCACGCCTTGTATGCGTCCTCAATCGTGCGCACCTGATGGAGCGTGTCGAGATTATGATCGAGCAGAACGGACATTGCCGCATTCAGATAGTCATACCGCTGACGCAGATCATAGAACGCCATCATGATGCCGACGCTGCGCCCGATGGTATCAATCATCTGCGATTTGGTCAGGCGCATGAGTCGCTTTCCGGACTCGCTCACAGCGCGGCCCGCATCCCATGCGCACAGATGGAAATAATCCGTTTCGACATCATCATAGCCGATCAGTTCAAAGCGGTTCCCGATCAGAGCGACGGTGCAGTCATCAAACATTTCGCCGCCGGTTTCATAGAGCTGTTCGAGCAGCATTTCACACTCCGCTGACAGATCGGAAAATTCCATCCGATAGCCGCATCCGTCGTCTGCATCACCGTCCATGACGGGCTGTGTGACATCATCCATCGCCCAGCGGATATCATCGCATTTCTCACTGATTTCTTCCAGCTCCGATATGATGATATCATAACCCATTGCTGCCAGGGCGGGCTTCTTCCAGCGCAGTGCTTCCGCCCGCTGGTGGCGTTTTTCGTATTCATTTCCCATTGACAAAACCTCGTAAATGTGCTATAATGCACATAGCAAATATTCCTCTGTGCCGTATCCGATCTAGTCCATCGGATGCGGCATTTTCATTTTCCCAGCGCAAGCAGATTCGTGACATACCGTTCCGGGCAGTCGCAGAACACGGTTTCACCGTCCGCATTGACATCCAGCCCCACAATGACCGCCGTGCCGACGATCTGCTGACGCGCCACAAGCGATGCAAGCGCGTTCTGATTCAGGGCTTTCAGCAGTCCTTCCTCGTCCACGATCAATGCGGCGTCCTCGCTGATGCGCACAACCTCGATGTATCCGCCGACCGCCGTCTGCATCGCGTGAAGCTCTTCATCCGGCGTACTGTTCGCAATGTCGATCAGCGTGACCTTGCGATTTTCAATTTTCAGCGCCTTCATGCCGACACCTCCGCGAGCCACTTTTTCAGCGCTGCAATTTTCGTGCGCACTTTCTCGTTTTCCTGCTGTAATTCGCGGATGGATTGCAGGTTGTCCGCGACGAACAGCTCATGGCTTGCGAGCTGTTCGCGCACCGCTTCAATCACTGTGTCCGGCACCGCCTCGGCGGTGTGCTCTTCGGTCATTGTGACCGGCTTGTCCGCCTGCTCGATCTCCTGCGGCTCGCTCTCATCAATCATCTGATTGACCGCCGCGTCAAATTCCTCGTTGATCTGTGATTTGCGCTCCGGCTTTTCGGCAGGCGGCAGCATTCCGGCGGGCGGCGTGTGTGATCCATCCTGTGTATACTCCGCGATGATGCGGCGCACCGTGCTGTACCCGACACCGAGCGTATCAGCGATTTTCTGCTGATTGTAATTGTAATTCATCCACAGATTGATAATCTGCTGACAAATATCCTCGTCAAGTTTCTTTCCTTTCATTTCGGATAACTCCTTTACCTTTATCAGATTTGCTCCCTTCGTGGGCAATCAGAACCTCAATTTCCGAGATATCCAGTGGGGTTCCGGACGGGCAATCGCAGTCCGGCTTTTCACAGTGCAGACCGTCCCTCGTATACGCGCGGATGATGCGTCTGCATAATCTTTCGGGGTGTATGGGCTTCTCCCGTTTCATCAATAATCGTAATACGCTGCCGCGTGTGGATGCGGTACTCACAACCCCGGACATATGCGCGGAACATTTCATCGGCAAGCTCCCGCGCCATCCGCTTGTACATCCGGTACATATGCCGGTGATACAGCATCAGCAGCGCCCCAAGAAATGTGCCAAGCACAACCGCACCGCCGATGAATTGCAAAAATTCAGCCATACCGCCACGCCTCCCGTTCCAAATCCCAGTAGTTGCAGCCGTTGTACCACGCCTTCGGGCAGGAAACCAGCCGCTGCCGGTCACGCCGTCCCTCATGCCAGCGCAGCACGATGTAATGATTCCCCTCGAACATTTCCTTCTCCGCACGGATGCCCTTTTCCGCCGCGTATGTCGCGTAGACGGGGATGCTGATGCGGTCGCAGGGCGTGATTTTATCCGTCATGGTTTGCTTTCTCCCCCCATCTCAACACCCTTGCCGATTGCGTCAAGCATCATGAGATTGATGCCGGTGTGCAGTTTCTGGACTTCGTCATCCGGAATACCGTTTTCACGCAGCGTACGCACGGCATTCCGTACAATAGCGCATACCATCATTACCGCTTCCGTCAGCACTGTGTCCGGGCTGCCGGAAATGCGCTGATAGACGCTGTTCTTTTTCACCTTGATTTCAAGCATCTGCGTACTCCTTCCTGATTTTGCTCACACCGTCATAGCTGCGCATTCTGGCGATCGGGTAAACAGCAGCGCAGTACGTGCATTCCAGCCGCAGCTCATACGCCCACCATTTAGAGTGCGCCGGATCGTAGTCCTCTGCCGCTTCGTTTTTGCCGTCGTAGACAGCTTCCAGCGTCAGCCGCCCGCCGCAGTGCGGGCAAACAAGCTCGTTCATGCGGATTCCTCCTTTTCATTCATCATCGCGTCGATCTCCTCCTTGTGCGCCGCGTAATACTGCAAAATCAGTGTGCAGAGCTGGCGGCTTTTTTCGGCGGAGATTTCGCCGGGCTGTTCGGTTACGGTGACACTGATCTCATTCTTCATTGTCCGTTTCCCCTTCCAGAATTTCGCGGAATCGTTCGACTGCCGCGTCATTGTAGCGGAACGAATCGACTTCCTTGCTGGAATACGGCGATTTGTCGCGGTACCACTGCCCGTATTCGTCGTTTTTCAGCCCGTAAGCATTGGAGAGCTTGCCGATTCTCTGTGCCGAAACGCCGAACATTTCGCCGATTTCCTTTGCACTGTACATCTTCTGCGCCGATTCCTGCGGCGGGAGAACGGGAACGCCGGTCAGCACCTCAGCCGCTTTTGCAACGAGAATATTTTTGTACTCCTGCGAAAGCGTTTCAACATTGGTCATTTTCAGCAGAAGCTGTGCGGCTCTTGTTTTGGCGTTCCGTTCCTGCACTTCGAGTTTCCGGAGCTGAACGTCCGAGACCGGTTTCCGCACGGAATAGCCGCCCGTTTTGCGGATGCACGGCAAGACTTCACCCGTCACCCAGCGGCGGAAGGGCTTTGCCTGCGGTTTGTCGCTGCGGAGAATCACGGAATACAATCCGGATTCATTGATGATGTTCATATTCTGATCGCCGCCGGGGGTGTGAATCAGACTCATACCCTTTTCATCTTCTTCCAGACGTTCGGCAACTCTTGCGGGCGTTGTCAGTTCCAGAACGGTGCAGACATCTTTCAGCACCCACCACGGCTCACCGTTCACCTCAACGGTGCGGACTTCCAAACCGCTGAAAGTCCATGTTTTCAATTCATTCACGCTGATTCCTCCTTTTTCGGTTCGTTGTTCGGGATGTTCCGCGCTTTCAGCAGGATAACGGCAAGCTCCAGAATGGTCTTGAACACCGCCTTGTTCGCAGGTGAGAGCTGCCCGTATTCCTGTGTGAAGCGGCGCGGTTCGGTTCTGATTTCAGCCATGCGATTCACTCCTTTCTGAATAGTGTTTCAATGAGAATATCTGCAAACCATTCTTTTTGGATTGCAAAAGCTTCATCCAACGTGAAATAATTCTCTCCGGAAAGCTTCTTTGACAGTGTTCTTTGTACGATACCAAGAAGATCGGACACTTCCTTTTTACGGATGCCTTTTCTAGCGAGAGCAGCTTCAAGTTCAGGATACGCTACTTTTTTAGACAAGATATCACTTCTTTCTTGCTGATGCTTGATTTATAATTCTTGATGTGGTATAATAATACCAGAGTAACGGGGAGGAGGTGATAACAATGGATAACACAAAACGCGATATACTTATAAAAGAACTGGATGAAGCACTTTCACTCTTTAGCGAAACCATGAATAAACAAAACAGTGAGTATTCCCGTTCAGGTTATAATGAAGACGCAATAATTATGTTTGATGAGCTGGCAAAGCACACATACTATCTTGCGTCTTCATTCCGCGATGCAATCCTGAAAGCACTCTCTTAACCCTCGCTAGCCTCGTCTGACTTCCCCTCAGACGGGGCTTCTTCCATTCTCAGTGCCACTGCACTGAAACTCAGCGCATTTGCAGCTTCGCGCAGTTTCTGTGCATAATAATTGACTTTTTCAATCTGCTGTAACAGATTTTCTTTGTCATTCTCTCCGCCTTTCCATTCTGCCCTAATGTAAACTTGCGGCATATTTACACCCCCTTTCTTTCTCCTCCCGTTTCAGCCCCTTGTCTGGGCTGTGTGTTCAGTATAGCACGTATGTTACTATTTTGTCAAGCTGTTTTCAGTACGAAAATACTACAATTTAGCACTTTTGTATGATTACACAAATGCTGCATGATACGTTTGCATGAATTTATCACATTATACATATTGACTTTTAGTACGTTCGAATGGTATAATAAAGTGTGAAAGGAGGGATTTTCATGGAAACAAAGGACATTTTGAAAGAATTGCGTAAAACAAAAGGTTTTTATAATGCAAAGGATTTCTGTGAAGCATCCGGTATTAGCTACAATACATATCAGAACTATGAAACAGGAAAACGCTTACCAACAGCAGAAATACTTATGCAAATCGCTGATTTCTACGGCGTAACAGTTGACTACCTTCTCGGCAGAGAAAAAGCTCCCGACCCGTTCGCGGAACTGAATCTCAGCACCGAGGACGAGCAGGAGGTTCTAGCAAAGTATATGAGCCTTCCGGAGAATGTGCGTGCAATCCTGCTTGATGTGCTGATACAGCTTGGTAATGCCGCAAGAGCGAACCAAACCGAGCATGAGGACGATTGCATTTACGAGACAACAACAGCCGGTGAAGCGCATGACCGGCTTGACGCACAGGCTCATGCAGAAGAAAACGCCGGATGATTCGATTCACCCGGCGCGTCAGAAAATGAAAAATCCGCCCGGTATTGCGAGTACCGGGCGGACGGGAACAAGCGGAGAATATCTCTACCTGAAGGTATAGAGACCTTAAACAATCAAATATCAGACGGCTGGTACCTGATCGCCGCATAACAACGAACCGCCCCACAACAGAGCGGTGGAACTCTGACCGTGGGGCGGTTCTTGTTTTGTTGTCTCTATGCCTTTATTATACACCGACCGGCAGGAAAACGCAAGGCTGAAAATTGTCGAATGCTGTCAACAGCCAAAAATCGCCCGACGGAGCATTTCCGCCGGGCGTTGTCAATGTAATTCACTTGTACAAGACTTGTATTTGACTTGTCAAATGCCGAGTACCGCCGCTGTCTGCGGGCCAGCGATGCCGTCAACCTCCAGCGAATGCTCAAACTGGAAGCACACGACTGCACGCTGCGTCTTGATCCCGAAATCGCCGTCGATCTTGCCTAGCTCATACCCGGCATCGGTGAGCGCGGTCTGAAGCTTGCGCACATCGTCTCCATGATCGCCGTACTTGAGCACCCGCACTGTCGGCTCAGGCGGCAGAATGAAGCCGATAAACCGATACGCAGAACCCTGTCCCCAGTTGCCGTCCGGCTTTCTGGTCTGCGTCCAGAATTCCTTTTTCGCGTTCCAGCCGGATTCACTGGTTACGATGCTGCCGGTCTCGTTGATAATCTCCACAATAGCCACATGCCCCGCACCGTCCGAGCCGTCGCCGATTTTGCCCTTTGCCCAGACGATCACAGCGCCGAGCTGCGGCTTGTCGCTGACGGTCAGGCCGCGCTTTTTCGCCTCATTGACAAAGTTTTCCGCGTTGGTGGACGGCAGCCAGATGCCGCAGATTTCCGCGAACCGTCCGGCAGCGTAAAACACGCAGTTTGCGAATCTCAACGGTGAACCGGCGGGCTTTGCAATGCACGGGTTCAGTCCGCCGTTTGCCTTTGCGATGTAAAACTTGTTGCTTTTATCCGGTATGGTCAGTCTCGGTTCAAACATCCTGTTTTCCTCCAATCATTGCGAATAGCTTCTGAATCAGCTTGCCGAGGTCTTTGATGCTCTCGGTGTTGCTGTCGATGGTCTGACGCAGCTTCTCCTGCTGTTCGCGGTTGTACTGGTCTTGCTTGCTGTTCTGCCACAAGAGAAAACAGCAAGCCGCAATCGGGAAGCCTACAGTCGAGATTGCCTGTACAATTTCATTCATAATCCGCACTCCTTTACGCATCCTTGATTGCCCAGTAGCCGTTTGTGATGTAGGTATCTCCACCCGCCGTGAACTTGCCGTAAGACCAATCGTAATACTCCCCGATGGGCATATAGAAGGCATTCGGCGTATAGCTGGTTGTATCAGGCTTTGCGTAGGTTGTGAACGAAACGAACTGCGTCTGATTCTCCGCGGATACGGTAAAACTATGTGTTTTCGCAGCATCCGTAGCATCGCCTAAAGCTACAGAGTGTATATTGGTAGTTGATGAAGTAACACTTGCTCCTGTCTTGTCAGCATCTTTATATGTTCCAGCAATCACTGCTGTAATATCGTTATTCGTTTTTGTAATGATAAAATTCAGACAATACCATCCTGAAGCGGAACCGCTGTATTCACGATTGATAAGTACCATCAAACCGCCGCCGCATTTTGCTGCAATTGCCGGATTATCGGTTGTAGGTTCAGCATTAGAATAACTAGATGTTGCAATTGTGAATGTTTCCGCATTGCCGCCGGATGTCTTGTAAATTGAAAATGAATGATTTGTTACGCTGTACACCATCAATGGATTGCCATTCGCATCAGAACCGGTAATAGTTTTTGCGTCAATTGAGACCGATGCAAAATACTCCGGTACAGCATTTGCTTGCAGCCATTCAGCAAGTGCCTGCATACTTGTAACTGTTGATTTTGTGATTGCCATTATGATTCCTCCTCGATAGGCTCAGTATTTGCGATACCACCTGATATAAATGCATTTCCAAACGCCATTGCATTGACCGGCTCACCGCCCCCGCCCTGCATCCCTTCGAGCAGTTCCAGTAGCTGCGCGTAGACATCCGGCGGCGGATCCGGATGCACCGGCTCATCGTCCGTGATGCACGGCAGACACGGCACCGCTGCGGGCGTTGTGGTGCGGATATCACCCGCGTAGACGCCGATCAGGAGCAAATCTGTGCGGTACAGCGGCGGAATGCTGACCGCATCGCCCTCGAAAATAGTATCATAAAACTGCGGCTCACCGTCCGAAATAAATGCAAAATGCGCGGTCTTTTCCGTGTATGCATCCCACTCGGAATCAAAATCAAACTGCACAACATAATCGGAATTCCCGCATACGATTTCCGGATTTCCCTGTATCTGCGCGATTTTCTCACGCACGGTTATTTCAATATCCGGCATCTGCAATCACCTCCATGATCTCATTATACACATCCCGTACCGGCTGCTTTTCCGTCCCGCCAAAATCGTTCGCGCACGGAATGCACGGGATTTCCGCGGGCGCGGTTGTCTGGATGCTGCCGCCGGATACACCGATCTGCACGGCATCCGTCCCGTATACCGCCGGCAGAGTACACGCGCCGTCTGTGATCGGGATTGCATCATGCACCGGCATGCCGCCCCGCAGATACCGGATGTGTGCGGTCAGGTTTTCTGCGCCGTCCCATTCTGCATCCAGATCAAAATTGACGGTGTAGTCCGAATTGCCGTTGACGATCTCCGGCGTTCCCTCCGTCTGCGCGATTTTATCCCGCACTTTGACTGTGATTTCCGGCATAATGTCCCCTCCTCAGAATGCACCTGTTTTCGTGCCGATGCGGATGGTGTTCTTGCCGGGATGCAGCCAGTCCTGCCGCACCTCGCGGATCACCGCATTTCCGATAAATCCATCCGGCTGGGAGCGCACAATTACCGCACGCGGGCGAAAGCGCGGAACGGATTTATCAATCCAGTGCATGTCAAGCGCTTCAATTTCGATATTCTCCTGATGCACCGTGCAGAGCGCGGAACGTGCAAGCTGTTCCAGTTCCTCCGGCGTATCTGCATTGACATCAATGCGCTTTGCAATGATGCCGTACTGTGCAATCGCGGCTGCGCTCGCATCCACAGGACTGTCCAGTTTGATCTGCTCGCCCTCCTGCGTTGTGCCGTATGCATAGACGCGGGTAACAATATCGTCAAAACGCCGTTCGCGCCGGAAAGAAATCAGGTTCTCGCCGGACACGATTTCCTGCCGGTTCACATAACGCGGCGAACTGATTGCATCATAATTCAGTTCGCCGTTTTCAAAGAACAGGAATCTGTCCGGTTCCATTGCAATTGCGCTTTGCAGCAGTTCCATGATACGCACACGCTTGCCTTGTTCTCCGACAATGTACTCGATGCCGGAGGAATTGAGCGTGCCTTCCGTGATATGCTGCCATGTGTCTGTACGGTTGTTGTGCAGCGTAATCAGATTGCTGATAACGTCCTCGATTTCGCCGCGGAACGAACCGACTGCCATCGAATCATTAAAAAATGCAAGTTCTCCCTCGCACATCACCGTCATTTCCCCGACCGTTTTTCGGTATGCGGACAGCACCCGTCCTCGGAATACTGTCTCGGAATCATCCCGCAGCGTGATAATGGTCTTGTCCGCAAGAATCGGATCAAAGCCGGACGTGACCGCAAAATCAAGTGTGCCTGCGCAGTTGATTTTTTCAGCGGTCACGCAGGCTGTCAGGGTGTCACTCGGAAACCATGTATCACCGACATACAGCTCCATCACAGCACCCCCTCGCGGAACCGGATGCTCACAGCAATCAGCCCTGTCAGCGTGATGACTGTTTCACCGTGCGGGAAGCGGATATCAGGGAACTGGTATTTGCCCGTTTCGGTGATTTCGTGGCTGTTGATGGATGCCGTGCCGAGCAGATTATAGACCTGAAATGTCGGCGTGACAATCTTCCGCCCGTTGTTCCGGAGCTTATACTCCTTTGCGTCCTCGGTGCTGTTTTGCAGGCGGTATTCCGTTTCGGTTTTTTGATAGCGGAACGGATCAACGTCCGCTGTGATCTGCACGGCGGCGTGCGCATTATCATTGTACTGCACCGATACGCGCACCCGCCCGCACAGAATGCGGCCGTGGTCATCCGGAAGCTCGATATCCTGTTCCGTGCCGTCCAGAGAATTCAGCAGGAAGGAAATCCAGTCCCAGCGCTGTTCGCGTGTGCCTGCGGAATTTTCAAGCCGGATTGTGAGCTTTCGGATATCGTAATGTACCGCACCGTCCAGCGCGTCAGAGAGGTCAATTGCACCGTCCCGGCCCGGAACTGTTACTGTGCTGCGCCGGTACTGCGGTGCGGAAAGCGTGCAGGCGCAGACCGTCCAGTCATCCACAGAGGACACCCATCTGCCAATTCTGACATATCGCATCACTGCACGCTCCTTTCGC